CGTCTCAAAGAAACCTGAGCTGACTGGAACCGTGTAGATGTTAGGCGTCTGGAGGGCACCCGTAAAGTTCTGAACCGTAAGATTGAACTGAAGCGTGAAGTTACCAACAAGTCCAGGAGCCTGACCTGCCTGGAGAGCAAAGTCGCGGCCGGGGCGGAGAACAAGAGGACCACCAACAAGTCCAACAAGTCCACCGAGCGATGAAGCAGCCGTCGCCGCAGCGCCAGAGTATGACGGCTGGACAGCGCCATATCCACTCCACTCAGACCAGTCCATATCTACGCCGTTATTAACTGACATCTGGTAAAGCTGCTCCTGCGTGTGATTAGCTAGTAGCCTTTATACCGCCACTTTCGTGGTATTTTAAATTCACACTGTGTGAGTGTGACGGAGTAGACCATTTCTTCTGCTATCATAAGAGGTTGCTAATCTCTTCAAGCACAAAACCGTATGGCCGTTCAGGTTCTCCACTGCCTTGCATAGCGGCATAGAGGAGCTTCCACCCACGTTACCCAATCCTATTCATTCTTAACCGTTGGGAAGCGTCATTAACGCTGTTCTCTCTTCACCTTTCGGATGGAGATGGTAGAATAGGCTCTAAGGGACTTCGTAGTTGCGGTGTTGATTCACCAAGATTTTTGAGCACTGCCTTTTTAAGCAGCACAAGGGCATTGATTTTTACCCGAGAAGTTGTCGAAGTTGCAAGAGATTTGCGTGATAGGAAGCGACCAGTCACCCTGGCTTGGACCAGAGTAGGTAGAAGGCTTAACGTAGATTACTAGGTAGTCAGGGATGTTGGGAAGCGTGATCGTCTGGGAGCTAATCGGCGTTCCAGGAGAAAAGAGCGAGCTAGAAGACTGAACCACCGTGTTAGGCGTGCCAATGTAACGAGGGAACTCCATGTAGGGAACAATCGACTTCGGGGGAAGAGGAATATCAAGCGACGGCGTTAGGAACTGGACGGAAAGCGTTGGCTTCTTGTAATACATACCACCTCCCGCAAGTCCCGTAAGCCAAACAGGAGCAGCACCTGGAGCCACACTAGCAAACGTTCCAAGTGTGTTGGTTGGTAGAGTTGAAGCACCAGTAAGACGAACTGAGCGGATTGGTGTAGGTGACATGTTCATCTGAACCTGGAAGTTCTGAACACCGAAAAGACCCGTGCTAAGTTCATCCTGGTCAGAGAAGATAAAGGGAGGAAGAAGAAGCTTCTCAACTGACGCCCACGCGACATAGAAGGAGTAAGGAGTAACTCCAGCTCCAAGCCCACCAAGTTCTACACAAGGAACACCACCAATAAACTGCCAAGGCTCATAACCAGGACCACCAGCCACAGCCTGAGTTACATTCGCACCACTGTCAGCATCAGCTGTGTCTAGGATGGGCTGGCCAGTAGCCGTGGCAAAATAAAGACCATTAAAGCCACCATTGGGAACCTCATCTGAGTTCTTGGTCTCATCCCATGTAAGAAGAGGTGAGTTTCTAACTACACGAGAATCAGGGTAGACGGCATAACGGTCAAGCATTGTCGGGCACGTGCGCTGGCGGCGAGCATCCTTTAGGTCAGCAAGACGAAGAACCTGGGGGAGAACATCCTGCGTGTTAACCGTTACCGTGGCATCGTTAATCGTCGCACTCATCTGAGAGACAGACTGGTGAAGGGGGAAGGCACCCGTCGCAATTAGTCCAGTAAGAGGCGTTCCAGCAGGAACCGTAACACCAGCAGGCACCGTAACAGTAAGAAACACCTGCGCTACCTGCGTGGCACCCCACTCAACAGCGCGATCAACGAAAACGTTCTCGGAAGGAACCTGGACGTTGAACTGGACCGAGCTCGAATCCGCCGTCTGAGCCTGGAAAGATACATTAGTAAGAGAAAGAGCACCCTTCTCGACGGCATACTTGGGCTTTGTCTGAACAATACGAGGATCGAAAACAGAATACTTAGTCACGTCCGTCATTTTTGTATTAAGTATCTATAATTTTTTTTAGAATAAACGACGTTAGAGGATGAGCTTCCGTCTGAAAAGGAGGCGGAATGACATCGAACCTTGGTTGGGAACACGCACTGGAACTAGAGAATTCGTAAGACGATTGCGCCAGAAAAGTTGGGCATCAACATTTGTAATTCCATCATGAGAAGGGTCGAGCGATGAATAAGTTTCAACTACAGGTTCATAAAAAATAAATCCCTTCCAAATATCAGCCTTAAGAGCATTAATTGGTGTCTCAATAAGAACCTTCTGGAAAGCACCACCACTTCCATTCTCACCACCAATGTTCTTATCTCCAAAATTAATTGGATTCGCTGAAGCCTCATTGCGCACTGGAATCTGTGTTGTGATAATAACAAACGATGCTATAGGTGACCAGCATCCACCAGTAGAAATAAAATCCTGAGGAAGACGAACATAATATGCATACGGAATAGCAGCACCCGTAAATGGGTTAACAAGCTGAAATAGAGATGATCTTGGCTGGGTTCTAAGCGATACTCCAACAGGTGTTGTTGCTGTGGTGATACCAGCTAATAGTTCAGTTGAAAGACCCATATTGATAACATTTTCAGGAAGTTCCAGATTTGTTCCAATAAGAGCAGCATCTTTCCATAGATTGCCAGCACCAAAATAGAATGAATTAAAATTGGTTAGAAGATTCTCTAGACAGGTATTCATTCCAACAAAGGAATATTCTCCTGCTTGGTATGTATTACCACTCGCTGATGTTGTTACTGAAGCTACAGAATTATAGGGTTGGGGAAGAGCATCTCCAAAAGGAGCCATACAGGTCTGTGAATCCTGGTTAATAGAAAAGAGTCCAGTTGTCTCATCATATTCGATAAACGGGCACTGGGTTCCAAAACTACCAGGAAAATCAGCAACAGTAGCAGTCCAAGCAGCAAGAAGAGCCTTATTAACTAGTGATACCCAATGAGTGTAAGAATAAGAATAATAATATTGAGAATCACTCTGTAATGGTTGCGCAGTCGTCGGAATTGTGATATATGGAGCAATATTTTCTGGCTCCCAAACTACATATCTAGTAAATAGTCTATAAGCACCATTAGCCTGAACTCCAAAAGAAACACTGTAAATAGTCGTATTTATATCAGCAGGGTTTGTATAAACTGCGCTACCAAGTAATACAACAGTTCCAACAAATAGATAAGAAGCAGCGATCGTAAACGTTGTGGGAGTTGCAGAAATAACTGTAACATTATCAAAATTTAAGAAATATGTCGGAATTCCATTAGAATAACGAATTTCTTTAACAACATTACCAGCACTCAATGTTACCGGAGATGAACACGTAAACGTTACAGTCTGATTTCCAGTTGGTTCAGTTGGATCAACCAGAGGAAATACATTTGCTACCGTTGTTGACGTAATAACATTTGTAATATTCGCAGGACTAATCTGAGGAATAAAAAGAGGAAGCGTCTTAGGGCATCCATTTAAAGAAAAGTTCTGAACTGCGACCTCATAATTAGAGGAATCAGGAACTAGTGGAGTCTGACGTTGGTCCTGAAACACAACATTAGGGTCGGGATTAGTTTGTATGCTTGAAAGCGAATTATTAACAACCGTTCCATTGTAGTAGATACGGTCAGGTGCTGCCTTTTTCCCTTCGATGTTAACACTAGAGAAAGACATTTATGTTATGCTTTGATTATTATTTGCCAATTAAATTATATGTGTATGCGCACACGAATTCATCTGGCGTGAGACCAGTTGATTTGACTAGCTTTATATACTCAGGTAGCTTTAGATTTTTAAAATATAGTCTAGTAGTGCAATGGCGTCCACATGTATTCATATTTATCTTATCCTTTTGGAAGGGAAATGCGTTCGATTTGACCTGATATTGACTATTTTGAAGAAGCTGTGTTAACTTCTTGGAAGCCTGGCCAAATTGTTTTAGCTTTTCCTTTGAAATCCACTTACCCTCGTCATCTGGACGATACCCACCATAAGGATCAAAATATTCAATAATTTTAGAATTACGGTAGTTTAACAGGCAGACCCAGTGTCCTGAACTTTCACTTTCCGTAAGGTAAAGTAACATAAGACGACCCTTATCATCAAGCACATCATCGATATGCTTAGCATTTAATAAATCAGGATAGGGAATAATTTTCAAAGTTGGGATCATCCTTTGAATATCAGTCTCGCTCAATGAATAAGATTCTACATCCGGCATATCACCTCTTTTTTCTAGAGCTTCCGCTTGTTGAATTGCTCGTTGGAGTTCAACAGGCTTACGTGAGAAAGGTATCCCATTTAGCTCAGCACGAAATCCAGATTTCTTTCCAAGTTTATAGGGAACGATTAAAGGTTCCATTATGTATTGATTAGAATTTAGCAAATCTTAGTTTACGTCCACGTCCAACAGGTGCTTGTTCGAGTTCTGCTAGTCTTCCACGTTCAGCATCAGTTAGCGGACGAGCAAAGGCAGCTTCACCTTGAGGTTCAGGTGCAGGAATAGGATTATAAGTTTGGCGATCAGGTTGTAGTAGTTCACTTGGACGACTTGGGCGGCCAAGCTGAGGAGGACCACCAAGTTCAGGAGCAAATGGTTCAGCAATAGCGGCTTGACGACCTTCCTCAGCAAATCCTGGCTGAAATAGTTCAACCTGTCTTGCAAGTAGTCTCTCACGCAGAGTCGCCATAACCTGTTCACGCGCAGGAAGAGGATCATAAATCGTTCTAGCAATCTCCTTAATAACAGCCTCAATTAGTTTAAGAGTTCCGTTAATAGCATCAATATTTCTAAAACGCTTCTCACGACCCTCATATGCAAATCCAAGGTCTTGTCCCATCTCACGTCCCATGTAAGGACGAGTTGCCTCACGAAGCTTACCAACTGCACGCGCATAATTTCCAAGTTGGCTTGGGGTTATCTTAGACCCGATCGTAATCATTTGAGAAAGAAGAAGATTTAGGTTCTCAGTAACTCTGGATGAGAAAGAACCAGAACCAAACTCAGTAAAAAGTGATTGAAGAAGAGTATCCACCGTATTGAACGGAGATACATCGATATGTCCAGGAGGACGAGCCGAAAAATTTCCAGAATCAATCTCAGCATATTCTGTCTCGCGCTCCTTAAGACGTTTAGCAAGCCATTCCTGACCTTCCTTAGTATAAATACGACCTCCACGAAGACCAGCAGACGTAAGATATTTCATTGTTGAACCATCAAAAACACCCTTGGATCTAGACGAACGAGAGGCTGGAAGAATATAGCGCTGAGAACGAGCAGTTGTATTAAGAAGGCCTTCCATTCCTTCCTTAGCACGTCTAGTATTCATAACACGATCCATAGCAACTTTCTTATCATAATTATTAAAATCGACCTGGGCTGGAACTCCAATCTCATCGAAAAAAGATGCCTGTCTTGGAAGTCTTGGTATTAAATATCTAGATTCTGCAATATTCATGTGATACGCCTCATCTGGAAAAGTCCAGTCCATATAAGGAGTCGTTTGGAATGTCATTT